CTCGGCTCGCTTGTTGTAATACTTCTTATCGTCCTCGGCCTTTTCGGCGCCGTTGAACTCGATCACATGCCGGCCCCATTCGTGAAGCTCGTCCGCAACACCGGCACCCACACCAACAGTGTCGACGCAGATGGCGCAGTTGTTATTCTCTCTGGACAGGTCGTTGAGGCGGTCGCTGATCTTGGTTGTCCTTGAGTAGGCCATTTCCTCGCGCAGTTCGATCTGGGTGCCCTTGAGCAGGAAGATAATGGTCTTGTTGTCGCCGAACCTTGCAGGGTCACAGGTAAGAAGAGTGCCCTGGTAGCCGCTCTTTGCCATGACCGCTTTCTGTATCCACTTGTCGAGGATCACCTGGGCCGGGTCTTCAATGACGCTCCAATCTCCCTCCAAGTACGCAGCCAGCAGTTCAGGCCGGTAGCCGAAGGCGTCGATGAGGGTCTGGATGTAATCATCTGGTAAGTGGGGGTTGTCCTTCGGAAGGGCCGGCACGAAGACTCCTCGCGGTAGCTTGTCGATGATGAAGTCGTCCCTGAGCCAGCAGACTCGTGGATTGGCTGTGTATAACTCCATGTACGGCAGAGCCTTGCCCTTGATCTTGAGCCGCATCGAGCCCCGCAGCACCGATATATCGTCGCGGCTTACTTCCTCGGCCTGATCGACGCCGATCACCGCGTACTCGGCCGAGTTGAACTTGTTGATGCTCTCCTGCCGGTCAAGGCCGCCGTAATCGAGGGCGATGCTCTTATTGATCAGGATGTGCTTGGGTTCCTTCTCTGACCCACCTTTGAGTTCGTAGGTGGACTCGGGGATGATGGTCCTCCATGTCTGGAGGGTGGTCGCGGTAAAGTCGGTGGCCTGCTTGCGACCGAACCATCCTATGTGCGGAGGATTCTTCGAAGGCTGAAGGTCGAACTTCTTGATGCACCAGCAGCAGAACAGGTAAAGCCAGACACACAACAGCCACGATTTGCCGCCGCCCTTGGCACCTCCGTAGAGGACCCTGCGGAACTTCTTGTCGTGCAGCGCGTTCCAGGCAAGGGTCTGACGTTCAGTCAGCCTGAACCGTGGACTCAACACTCCGTCGCCGCTTGGGACGCTTGTTTGGTTTGCTGCCTGCGCCATCATATAGCTCAATGACCGGGGCCAGAACCTTTACCCCCTTCTGAAGATTGTCTGTTGCGTACACCTCGCCGTTGATCTTGCCCAATTCTTTGAGAGCCTCGGTCCTGGGATACATCTTGAACTGCGTCGTGCGGGTCTCGACCTGCTCGTCGCCGTTTCTCCGGATGGTCCTTGTCACCTTGATCTCGGAGATGGTCTTGAGTTTCTCCCGCGCCATCCTTGTCAAATCTCTGAACCTGAACTCGCCTTGAGCATCCTGCTCGAAGAAGTCCGCCACACAGGCCCCCTCGATGTCCTTCCACGACTGCACAAGCTCGGCGGCCTTGATGTCGTACTCCTCTGAGAGTTTCTTCTGGAGGGCTGCTTTCGCCTTGCAAAACCTTGCATCCTTGTTCAGGATGGGCACGAGGGTTGTGCCTACGTATTTCGGACTGTAGCCAGCCTCAAGCGCAGCTTGGGTCAGGTTCCAGCCATTCGTGGGGAGAATATCAAGTATCTCATGCCAGCGGGTCGGCATCTCTTTGCTGGTGGGCATTCTGGCGTACCCCTATATAGACTACGATTAACCGTGACAGAGTATAAGGGATTTCCCTAATAGGGAAAGTATGTATTTTGAGAATTATTTTATTTTTGCGTTGACACGTTTACGCAGGTGTGGTAATTTGAGGCTTATGGCAACTGTACAACACAATATCATTTCTTCAGAAAGGAGCGGAGTTCCCATGAAGAGACATATCAGCATTTCACTTGGTAACACCAAACTCGGCAAAATTCCTCAGTTCAATTTGGCCCCCAAGCTATCATGCCAAAACAGCAAGTACTGCAGCGGTGTCTTCGAAGGCCGCAAATTTGAGTGCTATGCGATAAAAGCCTGGCGACAATACGCTGACACTCGTAAGGCATGGACTAAGAATATTAAATTGTGCCACACTCGCTTGTCTCTTGTTGAGGATGAACTGAGGCAGTATTTCGATAGATCGCGGCCGAAGTGGTTTCGCATTCATAGCGCCGGTGACTTCTTTAGCCAGGAGTATCTCGATATGTGGCTGCGTCTAGCAACCACTTACCAGGACATAAAGTTTCTGGCGTTCACCAAAGCATACGGGTTGAACTTCAGCCGGGCCCCCAAGAACCTCAAAGTTGTGTATTCGGTAATGCCCGAAACTCCGCTTGCTGATGTCCCCGTTGGCTCGCGGGCCTATGCGGGACCTGTCCCTCAGCTTGTTAGTGGCCGGCTGTTCTCCTGTCCGGGCACTTGCGAGGGGTGCGGAGTATGCTGGAATCTCCGCGACTACGAGCATGTACATTTTGATTTGCACTGAAAGGAGCAGAACCATGCCTAGCCAGAAAGACTACCTGATAACAGGCATCAGGTTGATGATGTCCGACTGTGGTTTCACCATCGAGGAGATTCGCCAGAAGTCTAAGAGGTGGCGCCGGCGGTCCATAGCAGAACTCCAGGACCTCTGGAAGCGATGGGCGAACTACAAGCAGTGCGTTACCGAGAAAGACTGGTACGCCCGAATGGGCGAGGAACAAGAAGAAGGCATAGCAGACTACAGTTAGGAGGTGACATTATGAACGCAGAGGTTAGTGGGATTATAGACCAAAGGAGAACGCAGCGGAGGTCAACCAATGAAACGCAAATTCCTGGATGTCACGAAGTACTACTGCGAGGCCGAGCAGGTCGCCCGCCAGAGACGCCGCTTCGCAGGCGAGGAGGTTAAATGGTCCGACGTGCTGCATGAGTGCATCATAAACGGGCTGAACCGGCAACGCCGGATAAAGTAATCACCAGCCCCGCTTCGGCGGGGCTTTTTTCATGCCATCAGAACACCATCCCCTCCTTTGCCTATTGTAGTGACGCGACAAATTTTTCTCCCCCTTTTTCCATGCCATAAACGCCCCGTTGTCCAATGCACACGGCACTTCGGCAAATTCCTTGCGAGGCTTGAAGGCAGGGGAAGATGCAATCATAATGCCGCATTTGTGCTCTTTTACCAATTTCAATTTCTCACCAACCGCATTTCCGGTATATATCTGCATTATCTCACCTCAAGAGCGACCCTCCCAGCCCCACAAGCCGATGCAAGGGGGCCCGGACTTCATCAACTGTCGGGGGTTTGAATCGCTTCATTTCTTCCTGTTCCGACTGTAGTAGCGTTTGCGGTAGTAATCGCCCTCACAGCCACACTCCCACCAATCATACGTGGCGCCGATCACGCCGCACATACGATCGGTCTCCAGCCCGTCGTTAGTTTTATGCCCATATTGGCACGTGCCGCACTGCTTTTTGATAGGTTTATCGCTCATCCATCATTCTCTGCCTCTATCCCTTACGGACCAACATCACTATAACCATAAGGAATATTACAAGGGCAATCCACGTCATAATTACGATCCACCGCCCATCATTCTGCGGAGGCTCAAGATCGGCCCCACTCAGCTTGGGGCAATGGGTGCATATACCCCATTCGCCTCGCCATTGACACTCTTTACATGGGTCCATCATTCATCCTTTCAGGGCTTGCTCAGTTGCCAAGTCTGCCAGCAATGGTTCGCTTAACGCCTCCACATGATGCCATGATTTGTGCCTTACCAGACTTGTGCTATCAACTGAATCTGCATTGATGTGCAAAGCGTGTCTCAAATATCGCTGCTGGCCCACCTGTCCTATATGACATTCCTTCTTGTTTTTGTGAGCGAATTGTACCCATTTCTGAGCTGTCTCCCACTTCCACTCCACGGACCCACCCACAAAGATATGGCTGAAGTGTTTCAATACATACTGATCTATCATTTCCTCAGTCATGCCGTCCTGTACGGCCAATGCCAAGTTGGGTGCCCCTATAAGTCTCTTCGTCGCCCACTCCATTGAAAAATCTAGCGATTGCTCACCACCCGCCACAATGTCCGGGCACACTATGAAATCTAAGCAGATGTTCAAGGCAAAACACTTCTCCATAGTTCCTAAAAAGATATTCTCTTGGAATGGATACCCTTTCTGAAAACAACGGAACGCACCATTATCCAAAGCACACGGGAACTCCTTCCACTTTGCATAGGGTCTGTCAGCGGGTGTTGATGCTATCATAATACCGAGTTTTAACTGACGGAGTTTCTCCATATCAGCCTCAGCAGTTGTATTGCCTGTATATATTTGCATCATTCATCCTTTCAGGGCTTGCTCAAGCCGCTGTGCCATTACTACCAATGCTCGGCATTCGTCTTCTACTTCAGGACCATCTCCGGGAGTTGGGCATAGCCATAGAGTTTTAATTCGCAACGCTGCCCGGATTGCTTCATCTTTGATCTTGATCTGCTCAGCCTGCTCACGGTAGCGGTTTTCTAGCCAAGTGTAGTTGACTCGCACGACTTCTAAATGTCTAACGACTGCTGCATAAGCATCTCTTGGCGTCTCCATCATTCGCCTCCTTTCAGGGCTTGCACTCCCTTCTTTTGGCATTGAATCACTTTGCTCACCATAACGATAATTGATATTGGGCCTCATCTCTCGGTATTGCCGTTTCACTCTCTGCTATCCTTGCCTCGGCCTGCTTCCTGTACTCTGCGGATATTTCGCTGCCCATGTAATTGCGGCCCAGGCGGGCGGCTACGGCGGCGACGGTCCCACTTCCTGCGAATGGATCATAGACCACAGCCGGAACAGGATCGTATGGGCCGAGCGTGCCTCTGTTACTGCAAGTATTTGCGCAGGTGGGACGCCAGCCGAGGGTTGTGGTCTCCGTACGGGCTACGGTATTGCCGCAGGAGTTCATGCCGCCCTGGTTGTGCCTGTTAGTCCGGTCGTTGGGCCGTTCCCGTTTTATCTGCTTAGAGTCTATCACCCTTGCCCACTGCGCCCCGCACTCCGGGCAGACGCCCTTCTGAGAGGTAGAGACTTTTATCATCGGTTCTACGAGGGTTGTTGGGAATGTGGCATAATGGCTTGTTTTCTCGGCCACAATATGATATAATCCACATTGACACTTATGTTCTTTTAGGAGTTTTTGAAATGAAGATTTGTCAACAATGCGGAAAAACATTTGACCCAGTAAACGAGCGTCCAAGTCATCCGGCCAAGTTTTGCTCTCGTAAATGCTCTTCCCTTGCTCAGACAACCCGTGTGAAACTAACCTGCGTACAATGCGGGACAGCCTTTGAGCGGAAGGCGTACATGAAGGATCAGTCAAAAGAGCGAGGCCCGTTTTGTGGTTTTTACTGTTACGGTCAGTGGCAGAAGGAAAACACTTCTGGAGCAAATAACCCCAACTATGTTCCCCGCAGTAATAAATATCAAGCGGGACAGTTGGTACGAAATCGGCAGGTTGTACTTGAGAGAGATAGACATCGCTGCGTAAAATGTGGCTCAGACCATAGGCTTCATGTGCATCACCGTCAAGCATGGCATGAAGGTCAAACAGACCCCCATGCAATTGACAATTTGGAGACACTATGTGCATCCTGCCATCGCAAGTGTCATCCGGTCCCCCACGGACCAAACGGTAAGTTCGTGAGTAGTCGGTGTACGGCTGGGTAGAAATTGTCCATACGTCGCGGATGTTGCGGCCGGAAATGTCACCCGACGTTTTACAGTCATATCCGGGGTGCCCCTCTACTGCGCGCGGATTATCGTTCAGGTCATGTCTATTGCCGCTAGTCTCTTCCCTCACCGCTTCCATATCCGCATAGTAGGGAATTTTCTTCACGAATTGGAAGACGTACTCATGCGCCCTGGTAGGCCGCCAGCTTCCCCGCCTTAGAACGTAGCCGTCGTTGTCGCGGCATTTGGCGCAGCCGGGGCAGGGTTGCCATTGGGCCTGTCTATTCCCATTACCATACGACTCCGAACAGTACCCGTCGTCTTTCATACCCTCTCGATATACCTTTGAGCCTTTCACCTTCACCCGGCACCGCTCCCAGCGACTTCCCGATACCGATTCAGGCATAGTCGATCCGCTGTATTTTTCGTTGAAGCTCACCGCTTTGGCCCAGATAACATCAGACCTTAATATCCACCCATCGGCCTGTAAAGCCAGGGCCAGACGCCAGGCGAGGCCGATGAGGTTGCCGTTGCCAAGGTTGCGGTCCGCGTTATTCCTTTTACGTTTTGTTTCTTTCAAGCACGGCCGGTCAATGCCAACGCCCTCATAGTAATTGCCCGATTGCGTATTGTACTTATCCCCATAGTTCACCCACAGCACGCCGTCGTCTCGAAGTATCCGCCTCATCTCGCGGAAGCCCTCGACGAGCTTGTCGATATGCTCCTCGAAGGTCTTTTCGAGTCCGATCTGGCCGTCGGTGCCGTAGTCGCGCTGGCCCCAATACGGAGGCGACGTGATGATGCAATGGACACACCCATCCGGCAAGTCTCGCATGACCTCCAGGTAGTCGCCGCAGATTATCTGATTTGTCGGTAGTTCACTCATTACCGGGCAGGTCGCCTCCGGGTGTCTTGTCTACCTGATATGGTCCGTAAGATCCGGGCGTGAACTGCTGTGCTGCCATCGTCTCGCACGTAGAGGCGTGGTCTATGACTCCGTCCTTTTCAAGTCTTCCGCAGTATTTGCATTTCATGTTTTTCCCATTGGGCATTAACGTGTCGCCTTTCAGGGCTTGCTTTAGAGCTACAATTGCATTTGCAACGGGCGAGGGGTAGCCTGGGCCGGGTATGCCTAGTTCATGCAACGCCTTGTCTATCGCATCATCCTTGGCCCTGATCTGCTCTTGCAATGCCACCATCTGCTCGGCCTGCTGCTCAATGACACCACGGACAAACACCGAAAGCAGCTTAGAGTTCCCCACACCATCCCATCCCAATTGCTCATTGGCGTAGATCGCTAACTTCTCCGACTCGCTCGCCTTCTTCATTTTTTGAACTCCTCAAAACATCGATGGCACATCCAGCCAATCCCTGAAGCGTCCTATGCTTGTCCAGTTCTTCATGGTTTCGTGATCCTCCCCATGACCCACGCCATGAACAGGCCATCGTTTTTCTGTCGCTCTGTGGGGTATTTGCCGCCAGCGTAAGGGCTCGCTGCCTTGATACTCTTCTGCCATATTTTGCCCGCATCACTCCTGCCGGCGATATAGGCTGGACCATGCGGTAGCCAGAAGGGTATCATGGTCCAGTGCTGCATCGCAGGAGGTTTCTGGCGGACGTTAATCAGGTAATCCCTCGGAAGCGACAGGCCCGGCCAAGAGGGCAGGGTAAAGGTCGTGCGGAAGTAGATCACGCCCGGAGTCGTTGGTGTCGTGTACGTGACCCGGTAGGTAGCCCGCTTGCCGTTGGGGTCAACAATGGTCGCGGTCCTGCTGTACGTGCCGTGGCTGACCGCATAGGCAAAAATCGTGTCCACGTCGCACCAGACGTACCAATCCCTCACCCAGATGGTGTTGGGGTCCAGTTCCACCCACCCCGCCAGGTTGGCGCCGTTAGGGTCGCTCAGTTGATCGGTATCGAACGTGAAGGGTACCGAGTTCATGTCGGTAGGCGTCCAGGCCGGCTGGCCCATAGCCTTGGCCCCGAGCCACCAGAAACCGAGGGCCAAGATGGTGATCATGATGATCCTGAAAATTAGCATTCCGATTCGTTCCCTGCTCATTGTGTGTCTCCTTGACTTGCTGACAGTTCCGTGCGTGCCGCCCATCGGCGGGCGTAATCTGCGACCTTCTGCTCGTCATCTTTGGCAAATATCTTCCACTTCCAGGGCTTGTAGCCGGCCGCGGTGATTAGTCCCTCGACCGTTCGGGCCTCCGAGATTACCCAACATCGCTGGAGGTTCACATACTCCCTTAGTCGCCCCCTCTGGCGATCTGAGAGGTTTTCGCTATCAAGGGCATCGCAGGCCGCCTTCGCCAGTTCCGTCGCTCTGACGGAGCAACAGAGCCCCTTCCTTGGCCCTTCCTGCCGCTTGGTGAGCCGGTCCATGATGTCCTGGACATACTGACTACGGATCATACGTCGTATCCTTGGTCCTGTAATTGCTGTTTTGCCTTCTTCGGGATGTGCTTGCCGCAGTACCAGTGGTCATAGGCACCACCGGATGATTTCCAGACCGCCCTGACCTGACACCCATCCACTGAGCAATTGCGTGTCTCCTTCAGGTAGAGTGGTTTTTTCTTCTGCCCATTATCGCCATCACGCTGCGCCCAGTTCAAGATCGTGTGGTAATGCGATTTGTACTTGTAGCCCTTCGACATTATGGCGTTGTTCAGCCGCTCGATGCGTGACTTCGTCTCCTTCGCCCCGAATCGCTCGATCAACTTGGTATGCTCCTTCAGGGTCAGGTCCACACATTCCAAATGCCGTATCTTCTTCTTCTCTGTCTCTTCTCTGTCTCTCCCTCTGTCTCTGGGTAAGCATTCTGCTAGCGGCTTGCTAGCCACTTGATACACTTCCAGTAGCTCTTGCTGTATAAGGACTTGTATCATCTGCTCTGTGGGCTTTGCCTTGAGGCCCAACTTCTCCTTGATGTAGGTCAAATCATACGGTATTTGGTTCTCGGTGCGACTTGCTAACAGACTCAAAAGTATATGTAGCAACTTGCTAGCATCAGGCAAGCACGCGAATTTGTAGTTGTCGAGCAGGTCTGTATGGAGTTTGATCCAAGGAGGGTTGCGGTCTTTGTAGTGTTGGAGTTTCGCCCAATCCACAATCCGTAGGTATCGCATCTGTGCCTCCATGCAAGAGATGGCCCGGCGCGCCTGCTACAGCCGAAAGCACCGCGAAGTGCCGCACCGGGCCGGGAAAACAAATATCAGGATGTACCTTCAACTGTAGCATATTCTCATTATCGACCATCCGCCCCAGAGGTCAATAGTCTTTTGTAAAATACGGGAATACCCTTAGTTTTGATCATTTTTACGGCCCTGCTTTAATGATGTCTCGGTCGTCAGATACTCTGCCATGAAGAATCTCCAACGTCTGCACGTAACACCTGATGGTATATTGTAGCCGCCGTGTATTCCCCAAGCTCACTTGCCGTGGGTCCGGGTGGCTGTAATCAAGTGCTTTGGCCGCCCTTCGCAAAGACACTTGCGCAGAGACGATACGACTTGTTGTGACAGGCCCGTCTCAGCGGCCACCTTCAGGCCTTCAAGCCCTGCCGCCAGCATCGCCTTGGCTCTAAGATGCCTCTCATCCATGATTCGCCTCCTCAGCCTTTTGTTTCAGTGCCGCCGCCCGATAGGCGTCAGGATTGGTCTTCCACTGCATGAGGTCATTGAATATCATCGGGTCCATGCCTTCCACGTGCATTACGAACAGGATCGCCAGTGGATGCGGTTGCTTGTCGGTTTTGACATAGGTGGAATAGGCCTTCATGCCCTCGACAGTCAGGAGGTCCGGACCCTCCAACGCACCGAGGGCCCGCAATGTTTCCACGGTGCCGCTGATCCACAGAAAGGCCTCCAGCGCCTGATCTGTGATGCGCCGCACCCTGACTGCATCTGTTTCGTTCGTGTCGGCAAAAAATTTATGTTTCATTTGAAATCCTCCAAAGTTATCGTTTCAACTCTGATTACCCAGACTGTCTGCTGCCCGCCACGCTTGACCTTGCGCTTTGACCAGCTCACCAGATCAATATGGCCGTGGCACCTGAGCCACTTGACCGCGCCGGGGCAGGCGAGAATTTTGCGCTTGTGCTCGGCGTGCCCGGCGCCGGTGATTTGTACCGCCACGATTCCTCTGGCCGGCACCAGCAGGATATAGTCAGCAAACCCGAAGAGGTCATACAGTCTGCGGTCCTGCGGGCACCACCATTCGACACGTGCATAATCCTCTTTCCAGACATATCCCAGGTTCCTCCATTGCTTTGTGGTCAGATTAACGTATTTGCCACGCTTCATCAGTCAATTCGCATCATAGCTTCGAGTTCGTCAACCTCCTCTTTGGTCAACCCGTCATTGCCTTGGGCTTTTTGGAGAAAGTCGATTAGTGTCCGCCGGTATTCGTCGTCGCGTTCGTCCCAATCCATGAACAGGCGAAGGGCCTCGAACGGCCTGAGCCAATAACCCTTGCGGCTGTACTTCATGCACCGTAGCGTCGATGATACGGGGCAGTGGATGTTCTTGAGCCTCAGTAGTGTGTGCTCTTCATCGTGCATAAAGTCGGCGTCTACCATAACCTCGGCCGGAGAAAGGATCGCCGCCCGAATTACGGTGAAGTCGAAATTCTCAAGGACCGTCTTCTTGTCGCCGTAACTGACAATCTTCGCTTCACGCATCGGCTTGATAACTTGGATCGGAGGCATGTAGGCAAAGTCGCCATCCTCGGGGCCTTCGTAAGTTAGGGATATGTTGTTCTCGTGCCGCACCTCCAACCCTGCGGCTTGTAGTTTGCTCTGAAGGACCTCAACCGTCTCGGGGGTTTCGCAGTAGACATCTACGTCTCCGGCCTCTATGGGTTTCTTGCGAGGCGAAGCGCACCACCGAGCGTACCCACCACAGATAAAACAATCATGAGAGGTCTCAAACTTCACCTCCTCCAAGACCGCCCAGAGGGGCCGTATCACGTCAAATCCCCTGCGAAGCGGTACTACCTCAAATCCCTCCTTTGATACGTACATCGGTTTGGACGCATTCTCGTCTGACTTATGTTCATCCTTGCTCATGTGTCACCTCCAGAAATCTCAAGTCTTTCGGGTCGGTGGCGCAGCCGGTGTAGTCTTCAAAGCGATCCCAATTATTATCACATTTATACACCACGAAAACCCACTGTTTGTTGAATCCCTTGATCCTGCCCTGCTGTTCCGACCCGGGCAGGAGGGAACTGTACTCGACCCAACGGCCGATGTGCTCGGGTTCCAGTACTATTCCCTCAAGCGTTGCCATTCCGGTTCTCCTTCCAAAAACTCTTCGACTTCGGCGGCCAAATCCTCAAATTTGACAATGAACCAGTCCTGGCCGATGAGCCAATCGAGGTACAGGATCGGGCAGTCGCAGATGCGTTCGCCCTTATGCTTCCCGAAGGGGAGTATTTTATCGCTCATGATTGCCTCCAGTTCCCCGGCTGACTCTCGCAGTCGAGGGTCATGTCGTGCAGTTCGCGGGCCTCGTTTCGCTGTTTGCACAAGGTCTCTTTTATCTTCTTCCATCCGGGCCGGCCCAAACAGACGATCTTAGCCTCTGCCTGGAGCCGCAAGATCGCTTCTAAGCGGTCCCTCTGGCCTGGCAACAATCTGCCCGGTAATCGGTCCATGAGCCACTGGTGGCTGGCGTGGGCCTCAGAATGGCACGTCTCGCAGAGGACTATGCCGTTGTGGAAGTCCCACAGGACTTTGGGGTTGTTCCGGGCCTGCGAACGCAAGACGATGTGGTGGACCTGGGGACTGGTTTTGCCGCATATCTCGCAGCAGAACCTCGCCCGGTACAGGCAGGCCTCTCTCCAGAGTTTCTCGACTACAGCCTTACTGCCCATCAGTCATTTCCTTTGCGCAGCCTTGGCAGAGCAGGCGATTCTTGCCCTTCATCGGAGCTGCAAGAGCCATCATATCGTCGTCTTGGAAATCCCGCCGGCACCAATAGCACTGTTTGACGCACAACATCCTGTATCGCTCTCTGGCTTTGCGGAACTTGCCGTACAGCATGAAATCTTGCTTGCACCAGCGAAACTTCTCTGTCTTGCGGTGCGCTGGTATTTGTTTGCTCAACTGCAACATCATATCACCTCCACAATAAAAGCGATCAGCGGCACCGTCCGTGAATTACAGCGGGAACCTCTTGATTTCTGCTCCGGGAGACGAGCAGGTTCCCAAACAAATTGTCTACGTATTCAGTCCATTGACAACCGCTGATCGCTAAAATGCCCATCTTTTCTTTCTTCTTTCATCCCGCCTTTGGCGGGGTAGGGTTCTTCTCAAGCTTCTTCTAACCGCTTGATAACCTCATTAAGCTGTTCCATTGCAATTACCCACATGGGGTGGTCCTTGATAGGAAGTTGCGGGTTCATCTTGGCAAAGTTCTGAAAATTCACTTTTGCGGATTCTGCTATTTCCCATGTACTCATAATGTTCTCCTTTCTTTAGCCCGCCGTCGGCGGGAGGGGTTTCAAATATTGCCGGGCTTCCCAGCCGCTTGGAGTGAATTTTTGATCGTGGCCACTGGAAGAAAAACACTCTCAAAACCTTCCGTTTTGTGAACCTCCGAAGAGGATTGCTTTCAAAGGGGCGGCAGTATATTTCGGCCCCGTTGGCTGGAGCAAAATGTTACGCCGCCCGTGTATCGGAATCTGTATCACCTCCTTTCTTCTATGAAACGCGATAATTCCACGGTCCTGCAAGCTCGTCTCCCGCATTCGCGCCGCCTGCCCATCCGGGGGCCATGCAGGACCTGGGGCTCAAGTATTCCAATAGTGCCCCGCAGAGCATCCGTTCTCCACGGGGCGGCCTACGATGGTTCAATAACTTCTGTCCTCGGCCCAGACTTCGATGCCGGGGATTTCAATGCCGTCTTTGCCTGCGGAAATCACAGCACGCCCGTCAATGGAATCACGCTGCCAATTTTCCTTCTTCATGGATTCCGGCACCTTGGCGTAGTCAACGATCTTCCACTGCCAGACCTTTTTGATCTGGACGGCCGTAGTCTTTTTGAAGTCCACAGGCCTCGCTACGGGGGCGAGATCCTCTACCGGCTTTACCTTCATGCCTTGAGCGGCGCGGGTCTCCTGAGCCTTCCTGCGGCCTTCCTCGATGCGTCGGGCTTTCTCTTCTTCTTCGCGCTGGATGCGCTGCTGCTCTCGGAGGTAGACGTCGTTCTGGCTGCGGATCGCCCTGACCAGATTGTTCACCTGATCGGTGATCGGCTTGACGAGTCCGTTGTTGTGCTTGATGCTGTTGTGGTGTTCCTCGTTGGCCTTCTTGCGAATCTTCTCTATTTCCTTGTTCGCCTTGCTCAGTCGAAGGGCGAGGGCCGAGTTGACTTCAAAGTCGGTCTTCGTCTCGACCGGAACGTCCAACCTCCCTTCGCCTTCCTTGATGTCGGCCTTGAAAGCCTCCATCGCTACTTGCAGGTCTTTGGCCTCGCGCGGCCTCAGTGCTGTAAGTGTCTGTTGTACTGTTTCCATAATGGTTTCCTTTCAGACTAAGATTTTTGTTTGCGCCGCTTCTTGTCGTCCGCTGCGGCTTTCGCGGCCTTGTAGTTGGCGAAAAACTCTCCCAGAGCCTCAATGGCCTCGGCTGCGGTGTGAGGTTGGTCCTGATAATCCCACGGGTTCGGTGATTCACGTTCGGGTTCGGGCGGTTCCTCCCAATAGACCATGCCCATTTCCAACAAGGCTTGCTTCAACGCGACAGTTTGTGCCGAGTTCACAGCCCACACACCATTATTGCCCTGGCCTATCCCGGTAAACCGGATTGAATAGCCGGTGTCCACATCAGTCAACTCGTATTCGACGGTGATGAATACCTGCCTTACAGTGACGTGGAGTTGTTTGTGGATCGGGCGCCAGTGCAGTCGGTGAGCCCGGAACGCTCGGCCATATTCAGCAAGGACTTCGGCGGCGCGGGTGTATCCAAACTCGATTCCCTCCGACCCTTCTGCGGGGTTCCGCGATGCCTCAAATTGTGTTATCTCATCACAGACCGCCATCAGCTTTGCAAAGAGCTTGATCCTCAACCCGCGATCAATACCGCCACGGTCTATCATTCCTGTTACGAAGCCTCTCGGCTCGGCTTTCCGGCGTGTTGCCTTCTTGCGAACCACTTTTTTCTTCGTCTTCTTTCTTGATACTTTCTTCTTAGTCATGATGACTCCTTAGTAAAACAGGCTCGCACCGGAGGGAGGGAGTAAGAAACCGATGCGAGCCAAGAGGTGATGAAAACAGCCGGCGGGGGCCATACGTGGCCGCCCGCTGACATGAAGCCAGCCTCCTGCCGGGTTGACACTACGGTATGGCAACTGTAGATGCGGAGGACCGGCAGGAGAGAGTGAAGATTGAGTTGATGTTACAGTTGCCATACGTTCAAATTAACAGTTTGGCAACCGAGGTCAAGAGTGAATCTGAGATTTTTCAAAAATACATACTCTCCCTAATAAGGGCAATCAGGGCGCCTGGGGAGCGCCCTGATATAACGACTGCCCTTGGAGGAGGGGTCTAAAACTCAAAGCCATATCCCAGCCCGAGGTACACATCATCTGGCAGGGTGTCACCAGTGCTGTATTCGCTGTATAGGTACAGGTTCTCGGCCAGTTCCATTTCGGTGCCAAGACCGTATTGCGGCTGCCAGTTCGACCAGTTGTCGTTGTCGACATAATCCAGCCACTCGATAGTCGCATAGGGGACCAGCCGGACGTTCTCCAGGCCGGGCAACGGCCAAGGCGCGGCAGGGTCCTGGTCGGTAGCCCCTCCCACCCAAGAGGCCGTTAGCTTGATGCACACCCCTGCGCCGCTCGGTTCCGGCGGTGAATTATCGAGTTCCTCAGCGTCGGTCCACGTCGCCACAGGGCCGACCTCGACGCCATCGACAACCTCCACGAGGAGTCTCGTCTTGAGGTCTGTTCTCTGGGCACGGCCCGCCTCGATGCTCATGCTCTGGCCGCATCCGACCAGCAGCAACATAGCCATCAGTACAATTACAGTTCTCATTGTGTCTCCTTTCTGTCAAGATAGGTCTGGCAGATGATAGCGGCAATCGCCACTATGGCCGCCACGATCAACCTCTGAAGTGTAATCTCTCCGCTGAGCGCCTTCCAGACAAAAAGCAGCGCGATCGCAAATTTCTTGTGAGCGAGTTTCTCAGCAAGGGTCTGGGTTTCCGGAATGTCCATCTGGGGCCTCCAATCGTTTGTACTGTTTCTCCAGTTCATCGAGCGCCTTGGTGCGCTCCGTATCGTCAAAAGCATTCATACACATACCCCACTCCAGGCTGAACCAGCACTCGCAGTCGTCGTGATGCTCCTTCTTGAACCGCTCGAAGGCCAGGGCGAGACTGTCCCTGATGTCTTTGATGAGAACGAAGTGCTCGGAGACTTTCATTGTTTCGTAAGTTCCTTGATCTCTTCGAGTTCGGTTTCCTGTTGTACAATCTCCTGGGCGAGTTCGAACGACTCGGCCTGGACGTCCTGGTATATCTCAGGCATGGGCTCTGCCTCGACCCTCGGTTCCTTGAATCTGTCGATCATGATCCAGGCAATAATCAGAACCAATATCAACAGCAGTTCGAGAATCCTTTGCGCGTGCTCCGGTTTGCAGTTCATTTCCTTAGCTCCAGCCGGATGTCTTCCAACGTCTGTGCGTTAGCGGCAACGCCCTCGCGTATCCATCGCAGGTCAGTCTGCACTGTTCGGATGGCTATCTTGCAATCGGCCAACTCCTTGTCGGTCTCGATGCTGCGAGCCAGATGCTTCGTCAGTGCTTGCTGTAAGTCCTGCTGATCATCCTGGACTTTGGTGAACAGCATCACTGCTGCCACCAGGGCGACTACCAGGGGCCATAACGATCTAATCCACACCAGCATTTTGTTCTCGGGCGGCATAATTCCCTCGGCTTTATTCTTCTATGTCTAAATCTTCGAGCCTTTGCTTCAGTCGTTTGCGTACCTGATAAGGCGACATTTGTTTTTGCAGTTTCTCGTACAGTTCCGGGTCGTTCTCAAGCCACGGGCGCGACATTGAAACGAGACTGCTTACCGGCGCGCCCGCAAGATACGATGAGACCGTCAATATGTCTATTGCTAAACGGTCGGCGTTGTCGTCCCAATCCGGATCACCGTCAATATATTTCTGAACCATTGTACCCAACTGGTCTAGAATCCGCTCGGACCTTGCGACGACCTGAGCCAATGGGTTGCGCTCCAGAACGCTGCGGGGCGTCCTCCTGTCCATGATCCTGGCAACCAATCGTTCCACCAGCGGACTCAAGACGACTCCCGGTGGACCCAGGTTGATCACATCATATACAAGACGCTCGGGTATCTTTGGCCGATCATCGTCGTCTTCGTCGGGGCCGCCAAGGCCTGCGAGGCGAGGGGCATTCTCTACTGCCGCCCAATACAATTCCTTGATTACCCGGTAGACGAGCAATGACGATATGATCGCCGCATAGGACAGAGTCAACTGTTTGTTTGCTCCCGGCAGGCTGTTTTCCACGGCCGCCAAGGCCCGACGATGGCTGTTGTACATGGCTTCGATTGGAGAACGGAATGCCATCAGGAACCTGGTCAACTTGGCTTTAGACGTCAGAAGTTCTGATCGCAGGAATGGTTCCCAATTCGGCTGCGTTAAGGATAGTTCCAAGGCCCTGCGCTCGACGGCGGACCAGTAATCCTTGTGGTCGGCTTTGAGTTTCAATTCTGTCTCGACGTAATCTTTGGCCATGCGCCACGCCTTTTGGAGAACGCGATTATCAGTAGCCATCTGCAACCGCATCGGCTGGTTGAACAAACCTCGGTGGTCGAAGAAGAAGTTGTCCACGGCGTCGGTGGCTGCCACGTCGCCTATGTCCCTGTCCATCCTCCCGGAGGCGTGACGCTTCCACAACAGGCCGGAATGCTCGTCAATTTCCGCCTGGGTTTCTTCGGAATAGATCGCCGCATGCTTGAAATATCGGACTGGATCGACCGAAGCCAACATCGGCTCGCTGGCGTACTGAGCCAGGATTGATCCAAAGTAAAGACCCAGGACCGACCGACCGTAGTTGCGCATCAAGGCGCCGCTCCACATTTCCAGCGCATCTCGAGAAGTCGCGGCCTGCTCCATCCGCAGGAAGGTGTCGATGATCTGATCCATCTCGTCCATGCGGCCCTGCCGCTTCATGGCATCCTGCCAATCTTTGTTCGCAAGAATGCTTTTGGCGTTGAACAATGGCAGGAGCATCTTGGCGTAGGCGGCACTCTGCTCTATCGAGTCGCCGAGTTGGCCGAAGAACGGCGTGAGCCACAAGGGCTGGCTACCGCCCTGGCGTTCTTTGGTGAAGCCTCTTTCACTCAATGGGATGTTGGCCTTCGCCCCACCCAAAGATCGCGGGAGGACCCTGTGCATGGCCCAATAGCGTGGGACTCTGAACAAATCGTGATTGTAGATTCGCAGGGATGTTTCGGACAAGGCCCGCTTGGTGTGCTCATCGAGAACTGCGTTGGCAATGTCGGCGGCGAGCTTATGCTTCTTGCCCAGGGGCTCAACCAACTGGCCTAGTTGCTCGAGGGATAGCGGCCCGGTGGAATGGTGGAAGGTCCGCCATTCGCCCCTGGTGAATTTGCGGGTCTTCCACTGATACCCCATCTGGGCGGCGGCCCGGTTGTCCGGATTGCGCAGGTCCATCAGGATACTCAATAACTGTTCTTCGTTGAGTTCGACGGGTGTATGTTCCTTGGCGTTGACGTCTGGAATCCCCGGATATTTGTGGGTGGTTTTTCGCCACTTCTTGACCAGTTTGTAGTCGATGCCTGCCTTGTCGAACTCAGTCTGGACGAACTGTTTTATCTCCCGCTCAAGAACGTAACGCTGACTCAGCCCTTCGAGTACATCCCACAGCAGGAAGTTGGCCGCCGTGTTGTCGAATCCGCCGAAGGTCCTGAAGATGGCAGTGGGCAGGGTTTCGCCGGCCAGTTGGGACATTCTCTTTGTGATGCCGGCCTTGGAAGGAACTTCTCCCTTTTTCGCTCTCGGTGACGGTTGGATTTGCTCAATGATAGTCGCAAGAGCCTCCTGTAATTCCTGAGCCTCGCGCTTGCCCATAAGGCTGTTCTTGAGTTCATTGTGCGCAACGAGCAGGGCCAGGGACTCATTGATTGATTCGATCTCCTGGGCGGTCATATCCGGCAGTGGAGTCTGGCCGAGCCGCCGTAGTTCGGATATTCGTCCTTGTGGTATCGCCAGAAACTCCAGGACGGTTTCATTCGTAAGATCGGGATCGGGTTCCTGGAGTACACTGAGTCCATCGGCCAGAGCGTCTGTCAATTCGTGAATCTTCGCCTGAAGACCTACAAGATCGCTGCGTTTTCGGGTGGTCATCTTCGAGGGGTCTATGGCGCCGACGATCTGCTCGATCCTGCGGGCATACTCAGGCCTCATCCTGCCGAACGTCCCGCCCTTGGTTCCATAGACTTTCCGAAGATCGCGGATGGTATTCTTATAGTCGGCTATGGCCTGGGCCTTGCGGAGATTCTCAGCGGCCATGTCGGTGTAGAGTAATGCCGCTTCGAAGTTCTTGATGTTTGTTACGTCTCTTGATTGGGGCCTGATCTTCAAGAGATAACCCATCGCCACGTCTTTCTCTCTTGAGGGCGGCAGGGACGCCCGGAGGAATTGACGCAATTCCTCCCGGAGGGCGTCGACGTTTTCGAGCTTGTCCTTGAACTTCTGGCGGACCTGCTCGACCTTGTCGGTGAGGATCGGGCCTTTGAGTTTCTCGCGGTAATCAAAGGCCTCTTTCGCCGTGAGCGATGCCTGTTTGATGAACTCCACGGTCTTGTCCGTCCGGACTATCGTGAAGTGCCCGGTCATCGGGACATGCTCCATGATCTGCCACTCGCCGGGCTTGACCTGGGACAAATAGACATCTTGGTGCGAGCGTTCGGCCTTAACCAGGGCGGCCGCTATCATCTTATCGTAGGATTCGAAGCCGGCCTGGGCAGCGCCTACGCTCTGAGACATCTGCCAGCGGGCATGGGTCTGTGAGATTTCTGGACTGATCGTCTCGCCGGATTCGATGGCGGCTTGAATTGCCTCGTGATATGCCCGGCGAATACCAGGTTCCCCTATTGACAGTTGCGGCCGGAGAAACTGTTGAGCCACCTTATCCATCGTATCCTGCTTGACTTTTCGTTTGCCGGAAAAAATGTCCTGTGCCACAGTAACCACCCCTCCCGGCAATGCGGATCGACTTGCTCTTAAGGCCCCCGTTTCAATGAGGGCCATTTCTTTCGAGAAGGCTTCGTCTATGCGCTGCTTGGTATATCCTTTTCGTCCAGCGTACCATCGTTGAATTTGTCCAAAATATCTTGGACTTGTTGCTCGGATAATTTCGTAGATTGGGTGATATAGTTCTTCGGCAAGTATCCGAGCTCTACGAGCGTCCTCAATGTATATCTCGCTAGTGATTCGTCCGCTATCCCTATCGAAATATGTTCGCCCGAGGATTTGGATATTTTCGTCTTTGTAGTCATCGTACCATTCCTTACCCCGATTTTCGATTATCTGTTCTGCCGTGGGCTTCTGTGGATATTGGCCCGGCATCATCTTGATGGCAGTGTTTCTCTTGGTGTAACCAGCCTGCCGGTGCTTCTTTATTAACAGGTCCACATCGCCCTGCCGGGTCAAAGGGGGGGCCTGGACGAACATTCGCGGGGCAATATCTATCGAACGTACACGCACCACCTGTTCATCATAATCCGGAAAAGCCTGCAACCGAGGCATGGTGTGGAGGTCGTACTGATGATAGTCCTTGCCGGTTCTGGCAATGAGATATTGCCGCCGCTTAGCAATTGCCTCTTCTTTGTTCCGACTCTGACCAACATCGCGTTGTTGTTCGCCGGGCAATGTGACCTTGGCTCGCCATATCTTTTTGCTCGGCAGCCAACTGACCCCCTGGTCCATGCGAATGAATGGATTTGCCTGGATTGCTGCGGCCTGCTTCTGTTCCCAGATTCCAATGGCCGCCCGATGGAGGAGTTTGCGGGCGTGCTCCCATGCCTTTTTTGTGGCCTTTTCAAAGGCAGGACTAGAAAGCATCTGGTCCCAAACATAAGGGAATGGGTCGATGTTGTCTCTGTCTGCCTTGTCTAGTAATTGTTGTAAGCCGACTATCTGGTCCGACGACAGTCGGGAGGCAGGCACATCAATCACGTTTCCTTCATATTCAAATTGGCCGCTACGTTTGTTTTGGAGCAGGACCAACGTCATATCTTCGACCATTTGATAAGGCAACTCTGCACCTGTACCTGTGATCCGGGTGCGTCCCACAAACGGCCAGTTCGCGTGATATGGTGCGTTTGGACCCTCCTCAGCCATTCTTTGAAAGGACAACTCAGTGGCATTTCGCAATGGCAACGGCAGTGCGCTTGTCATCGAAAACACTTCGCCCCTGGCGATTTCGCCTAACTCGGCAAGGTACTCCATTGAAACAGGTTTGTGCTTGGCATCTTTGGGATATTGAGTAATGCCAGCGGGCCTGCCTCGCTCAGTAGCCAACTCCGACCTGACCTGGCGAAGGACAAACGACGGTGAATTTATTGAACCCACGAGAAACATCTGCGCCGCAAGTCGCCATTCGGCCAGTTTTTTTGCATCCATACCCGCCGCTTCAGCGTCAGCCTCTATCTCTGGTGTTACGCTCGCTTTCTTTACCGTGTCATAGGCAAAGACGCTCCCTGCCGCTTCTGGGCCGCCGTCCGTTGCCAGTTTTTGCAGGCCAAAGACATAAAGTCTCGCGAGCATTTCCGAGGTGTCCAGTCTGTTCTTATGAGCGACCCTCGCTGCTATGTGATACAAGACCGTTTCTGGAAACGTCGGTGAACTGAATTGTTCGTCTATAGCCTGGAGCATCTCAACGGTTGAGTTTTCGCCCCGCTCCATTATTGTCTGGCGGTGGGAAGGCACGTTGCCTACCGACTCTCGTGGACCTTTTTTTTGCTGCTGCTCCTTGTACTCCTCGAAGGTCATTTCGTGGGTGGGTTTGGTCGGTGGTTCTTCTACAGTAGGTTCCGGCCTGCGATAGACATCAGCGGGCCGAACCCATCTTATATCCCAACTCTTCTGTAGTTCTCCTATTATCTCCTGACCCCTGGTAAAGCCTTCTTGTGCGCCTGGTTCGATGAACTCGGATGCTTTCATTTGGATAGAACGACCAGACTCAAGATATTCTTGCCACTTTTCACCCAGAGCACGCAGGGCTTTGCCTTTCTCAAGGCCCACAATGTCACCCAATTCAAAAGGTTCCAACCCTCCTTTAAAACCTGCGGTTTCAATTACTATGTCGAAATCGCCAATTTCATCAATAATGCGCTCGATAGCATTTTTGCCATCGGCTCCTCGCACTAATTCTTTCCATGTAATAGCAGCACCAGGGCCTATTTTCCCCCGTTTTTCCCAAGATTCGCTGATGGTCATCATTGCAATCTCGGGTATTGGATAGTCCCATATCGGCCCCAGAATCTTCCTCTTGCTTTCATCGTCAAGCCGGCCAAGTTCATGCCACTGTCGCATGAGTTCTATCTGCCAGTTTTCATCAGGTGCCTTGGGTTCTCTCCACTGCTGCGCAGCGAGTCTCTTTTCAGCACGGATCAGGTTTTGAACATCGCGCAGTTCTGCCGGTGTGCCTTTTTCAAGGATTTCCCGCAGTTCTTGCGGGGCTACAGCCTTCAAATCGTCGATGTTTTGCTCGGAATACCCCAATTCCTTGAGTCTTTGATGATCTTCGGCGGATAGCTCTACAGGCCCCTCACCCGCCGCAGGAGCGGCGACCCCCTCTGCCCCTACCGCAGGTGCTTCCTCGCCGGCGGCCTTAGTAGCGGCTGCCTCCGGGGCCAGATCGGCTACTTCCTGGGCTATCTCAGCCGCAGCCCGCTCGTAGATAAGGGTCTTGATCTGCTCCTGGTCCGTGATGTTCTCTGCCTTGGCCTGCTCGGCCACCTGATTGACTATTGTTTCGGCCCACTCTCTACGGTCTCGAGGGGCTACTGGCAGGGGCAGGCCTTCAATGGCCTCGATTAACGTCGACGCCGCTGCCTGCTTTTGCTCCACAGAGGGTTCTGCCGTCGAGAAGATCGGCATGGCGAACCCGAAGAACTCGGCCTTTTCGTTCTCTCGAAACTGAGAAACGACCTCGGAGGGTTTCCCGAAGACCTTTTGCAGGTCCGCCGGCGGGACCTCTGCCTCCTCCGGGAAAAGCGTCTTATCGGCCAGGGCCTGATTCGCCGCCTCCTCACCCTCGACCTTCGCCTTGGTGAGGTAGGCATTGGCCCATGCCAGGCCCGGCCCTTTGCGCAACTGGACCGCCTTTTGAGCGACCGGTTTCGAGACGCCTACATCCTCCTGGATCATCCGGGCCATCTGAATGCGCGAGACGGCCTGGCCTATATGGGAGATCGTCACCTGTGCGCCTCCGGGAGCTGCCAGAACGCCCGCTGTTATGTGGATTTCATCCAAGTCCTGCTTCAGGCCGGCTACCAGTCTGTCTTCCCACGGCGCATCGGCCGGCAGGCCGAACGTCTCGGTGCCGGTAATTCCGTGAAGGATTGTAGCAAGTTCCTCTTCGGTGAGTTCTCCGAGCATTCCGTGCCACCCGTGACGTGAAGCAGTGTTCTTTACGAACATCGACCAGGTGTTCTTCGGGCTGGCTTTCATCCAGACTTGGCCGAATTTCTCGACCAAGAGTTTGCCAAACGGTAACTTCTGAAAGCCTTTGCCGGCGGCGCCAATAATCCCGCCACCGGCCTGCTCGCTCCCGTATTCAATCGCGGTCTCGCCCCATCCATACAGAGTTGAATAGGCCCAGCCGCGCCCGTGCTGCATCTGCTGCTCCATGGTGTTCTTGAACGTGCGATGCACCATTAGTTGAGACGTTATTGCGCTGCCCACAAACCAGCCTGCGACCTTCTTGCCGATGCGGTTCTTCATGTGCCGTTGCAGCATTTTGCGGGCACTCACGTTCGTATATCTGTAGAGGCCCGCGGTGCTGGCAATCTCAATACCCCACGGAATCAACTGCTGAAGACCCTTGCCGTATTTGAACCAGTCGCTATCCTGATTCTCTTCAAGTTCGGCCATCCTGTTGTAGAAATCGCCCCAGGTCTTCAGATCGCGCTCACGCAGGCGTTCCGCCGTTATGTCCTCGGCTATTTGCTGATCGGTGAGTTCGTCGGGAATACCAACACGCATCGGCTTGAAATCCGTCAGAGGCAATGTCCAAAATGGGTTTCCGCGCATCAGTTTGGCGCGTTTCTCTCTGGCCATTGCCTCATAATCGAACTCGGGGTCATCCAGCCTGACCTTCGCCATATAGGCCGTACCAACCTCTATTCCCCCGGCTATAGAGGACGCCCACGGGAGTATGTCTATGGGATGGCCGGCGAATCCTCGCTTTAACTCCTCTAGCCGACCCCGCTTTTTCGATCTGTCTAGGATGTCAACAATGGGGTACGCCTCTTCCGGCGGCAGCGGCGGTAGTGCCTGAGAATAGTCCCATGCCTTTTGTAACCGTTCTTTGTGGGCTTCGGGAGTTTGTTGGGCCTCGCCGACCAGGGAATCTACATAGCGGTCCCAATGCTGATCAATCAGCAATCCGAACTCCGGCCTGGTCTTGATCTCCGGGCCTTCTTTTGCAACAGTCGTTATGACAGGTTTGGCCATTATTTGATCTCTTCGAAGTCCAGTTCGTTGTTGTCATCCAACCCTTTGAAGCGGTACTTATTGCCCCCCTGCTCGTATATGTCACCGGGCCGCATCACGGTTCCATCGGCCATATAGACTTCCGTCAATTCCGGCCTGCCTCTAACTATCATGACTTTAGGGGCTGAATTTGTTGTGCTGATAGATTGAAAGGCCCCCGTGATCACCCTGGCTTCAGCGGCCTTTGTTTGTCGTTCTGCCGGAGCATTCATCTCTTGAGCCCGCTTTATCGCACTTTCAAAAGACTGGCCTGTCGTCTGGCTGCGCCTGTGTGCCATTTCTATTTCTCGTATAGTCAGCCCCAAAGTCTCGGCCTGCAACATTGCTTCCATCAATTCGAGCGGTTGATCTGCGATCCTGCTTGCCTGGCGAATCATCTGTTGAGTGTCGATCCAGATGCGGCTCGCGTCATTTTTCCAATTGCCCTCGTCCGCTGCATAACCGTGAATCTCCTGGATGACTCTATCCTGCAAACCCTTTTGCGCTATTAGCCGGTCATTTGCCTCGGCGATGCGGGCGACCAGGGCCTCACCTTCTTCCTTACTGATCTTGTCCGCTGTCAGCAATTGCAGGTTCTTCAAAGCCTCGAGGGCGTCTTCGGCAGGCTTGACCAAAACATCAGTATTGCTCACTGCCCTGCCAACGGCGCTTTCCTGGGCATCGGCAAAAGTCTTACGTGCAATGTCACGTATAGCCTCGCCATCGTCGTAATCAAGTTGCGGGTCTGTGCCCGTAGTGGCGCTTATGACTTCCGCATCCAAGGCATTTTGCTGTTCGGTTGTCGTCGCCCTCCTGGCCCTGGACATCAAGTCCTCTCGATAGCGTTTTTTCTCGGGAGTCAATGATAGGCGGGGCCGATCCTGGGCTTTGAGGATGTAGTCCAGAAAGCTACTCTGCTCATCCAAGAGCAAATCCGATCGCGCATATACATCCTTTGTGGCTTTGACATAATCACCTTGCGATACGGTATTGGCCAATTCTGTTGAAAACTTATCCAGCATCGCTTCACGCTCGTCATCGGCGGTTTGCCGGGCGGCCTTGCGTATTTGCTCCACTTTTGTCTTGAGTGCCCGCAGATCATCAGGCCCGAAGGTCTGTTCGGGCAGGCCGAAATCCGCCGCCAGTTCGTTGGCTCGTTCGATTGTGGCGTTGCGGAGTTTTTTATCTTCAATGCCAACGCTGATTTGTGCGAGGTAGTCACCTATGGCCTGGTGGGCAAGTTCGCGGCGTAATTCAACTGCCTCATCCTCCGATATAAGGGGTGGACGCCCCGTCTCAGGGTCGTGGGTCGCAGCGTCCTGAATGTCAGTCAGACCTTCGGCAAAGTAGGCAATCATATCGTCTTCGCTCTTGAAGGACCTTGACTGTGTGGCTCTTGCTTTCTGCCGGGTACCGAAATCGGTGTTGGAGTTCTTCCAGATTTGGCCCCGGCGCCTGTCGGCGACAGTATTGCTCCAGCCGGCAAAGGTCTCAGTCAGGGCGCCGCTCACCCGCTCTCTCGCACCGGGCTGAGTGATGCCTGCCATCACCCGTTGTCGTATGGAGTCCTGTTCGCCGGCGAACCACTGACCCCACTGATCGGCGCTGTCCGGGTTCTCGTCCATGTACGCATTCAGTTTGCCTCGTTCGGTTTCCAGTGCCGCCATCGCATTGGAGACCTGCCGGGAATCCTCGACCGCAATCTCCTCGTCACTGAGTTGCTGGAGCAGGGCCATGCCGGCCGAGGCCAGTTGAAGGGATGCCGCCCTGTCGGCCTGCCCGAATATCCCAGACGCAGGAGGTCGAAATGATCTAGCCGTAACCATTATCTTCTATCCCTTTCTTCTATGATGCCTGGGACTCGACCCTGCCAGGTGCCGGTTCCCCTTTCACCCACGGGGCCTTTTTTTCCGAACGGCCAATAGCCTTTTTTGTACCGTCGCATTCCGACCGCAGCCGTGCCGACCAGGAGGCTCGTTACGGCTTGTCGCTGGCCCGCAACCCTGGCGGCCCTGCCGGCGCTTCTCAACTGGTCTGCCCGGACGTGACGGCGCCTGATCGACTCCTGCATTCTCATGCTGATCATGTGCTTGCGTCTTGCGACCTCGGTGCGTACCTTGCCGGCCTGGTCCTTTACTGACCCGGCAACACGAAGACCCTTGCCGGCCTGGGCAATAACTCTGCCTTCGGCGCCTCTGCCTTCACGGTCGAGGTCTCGCATTTCCTCCATGCCCATGCGCTTCTCCCATTCGGCCTGAGCGTATTCCTCGGCCGCAAGCGCATTGTACGTCTCCTGGGCGTCCTCACCGCCCTTCCTCTGCTGATAAGCTTGGGCCGTGCTCAGGAGAAACATGCCTGCGCTAAGTGGATCGTTGGCCATCGTTTACCTCACGAATAGTCTGTTGTCGGGCCTGAAATGCACGGCCTTGAACCAGCCTGTATCAACGCCTTCCGATGCTTCGGCATAGAGGCGGTACAGTTTGTGTGCTACCATCATTTCGTGCAACCACTGTTTCGACTGCCTGATTATCGCTATGGGCATGTCCTTCAACGCTGCGGGGCTGAACTGCGCCCACGCCTGCCCTATTCCGTCTATCCGGATGCCGCCGCACCCGATGATCTCGGGCTTTCTCTCGTCCGTCATGAGAGTCATGGCCGGCCCGGTCTGCTGGTTGATGATCGCTACGTTCGCATCGCCGCCGAGAGCGACCTGGTGTTCCGGAGCGAATGTCTCAACTCTTGTCTTCATGGCATCGTGATCTCCTGGGTGGTATTGATCGAACGAATGCACATTGGCAGCGGGTCCCACTCCCAGATATAGATAGTCGGGTCCCTGTTAAGCGCCGAGAGCAGGCCTACGGGGCCTTTGAATCCCGTATAAGGACTGATTCCCGTCGCCCAATTGTCGTAACTGAACTTTAAGTCGGCGCTGTAGGTATATGATGTACCAACGTGGGACCCCATTGTTTCATAGTAATCAACCACGACGTCTTTTAGCATGGTCATGCGACCCTGGCTCTGGGAATTGACTATCGGAAGGCTTTCGTAGATCGAATAGTAGTTCAGCCCGGCAACAACGACGGAATAATTCGCTCCGAGGTTAATTACTTGCGTACCGTTGGGATCGGCGCTTACCGTATATTGGCCGCGCGGTATTCCATCGGCATATACACAGACTTCGGTATTCGGCAGGTGGGCGACTGCCATGTCGTTGACATCCACGCCGTAGGTGATAGTGGCAACAGTGCCGTTGGGCAAAATCGAGCCTTGAATCCAGGGTCCCCCGGCGCTGGCGTCCCAACTGCGGAGCAGTTCGTTGTAACTGCCGGTGATCTTGGTCAGATAATTGAGATCGGTGTCGTAGTACCAGAAGATTTCGTCCTGATAATTAACCCAATCCTGATTAATAACAATGAGGTCTCCCCATGCGTTGAAGTCCAATCCTACAGCATACGTCGGGCCGGCCACAGAGGCTTGCAGGTTGCCCGCAAAGTCATATTTGTAGATTGTCGGCGTGGTCCCGTTGACGTCGGCCAGAACATAGATATACGGACTGTCGATGGCCAAACATCCGCTTTTAACCACGCTGGTATATCGGACTCCAGTATCATCCCACCAGTTGCCAGCGAGGATCTCCACCTGATTGGTGCCATCGGTATCCATGACAACGACATTGAAAAAGTCCGTGTAGGCAAAACCAGTTGCAATCTGCTGGTAGCCAGCGACAACAAGTTTGTCCTGAGCGGAATCATATTCGACGCAATACGCCCCTGCGGCATTCGTTATGGAAGCGTGACCGTTTCTCAGGGCAAGTTCAGTTGCGGCCCCGTCAGCGGCGGCGAATTGGATAATCTCAGAGCCGTTAGTACCGGGAGCGTAGGCATTGTTGGCATCGTCAATGCACATATCGTAGCCCGGCCAGCTTGTAACCCCGACGACAGGGGAACTTTCCCATTTCAGATCACCAGTTGCAAGGTTCCAGCGGTGCATATACCCGTGGTCAGTAGCGCCGTCTTTGTTGAGCCACATGAACAGGTCATTGGCATCGGTGCTAACAGCCAAACCCCGGCAGTCGCCCGTAAATCCGTCCTGGTACATGGTCTCCGAACTGGTGGTCAGAAAATCATAGTCTGCGGTCGTTACGCCGTTTGGTTCGAGACGCGTGACGTAGGTGACGTTGGGATTGCTGCCGGTCTTGCTGTGACCATAGTACATGACATAGTTCGCATCGACGATAAAACGTCCATATCCGGCGCTGACGTTTATGTATTCGTATATCTGCTCGGTCCCATCGAACGTCTCTGGTGTGTATGTGTCGCTGAATTGCAATTCATTCGCAGATGTACCTGCTGTCAGCGTGTGGGTGCCGGTGTAATTGGTCGAGCCTGCAATGCGAATCACGTCGCCGCTACTGAATGGGTGCGCGGTATAGGGGATGCCTACAATTCCACCGCCAACGTCATTGACATCGTTAGCATCCGGGCCGCTGAGCATTGCCCTGTCTCCCAATGGGATGCCCCAAATCGCCCCGTTTTCACTGATGTAGCTCATGGTGTACGTCGTAGCTCCGCCGCCCGTCTCGGCCACGCCACTCGAATTGCCGCTGATGCCTCCGTCGACAAACCACGCCCAATCCTCGTCCGCGCCCCAATCCATAGGCGTCATCACCTCGACCAATCTGTAGTCATTGCCGTCAATTGTTCTGTTTACGATAAAATAGACTGCATCCTCAACCCAAGTATCGCCCGATGGCGTAGTTCCCGACCCCGGAATCACAGTAACCGACTCGAATAGATCAATGTCATTCCAGTCGTTCACGTCCTGGCCGGTATTGTGCCTGGCCCATGCCAGTACCTCCTGCTTACGCTCGTAGGTCAGAGACAGCGCATACCCGTCCTCGCGGATCGCCCAGAGTATCGGGTCGGGGCGGTTCTGGAATGCGATCTCGATAAGGCCCGTGCCGGTAATGTGCTGCGCCAGGATCGTCATGTCGGGAGCGATGAACCTATCACTGGCATAGGTGTAGGTCAGTTCGCGGACCTTCTCACCTCCCCGCTCTACGTAGAGCAGGGCGTCGACGGCGTCGACCGGCTGTATGTATGCAGAACCGTTCTTGGCCTGGGTGCGGTAGGGTGGTGACACCAGGGGGGTGATGGCTTCGGTTTCGGTGCCGAGCCGCCCGACCGCCTTCGTGGTTCCAATCATGAGGAAGTCGGCGCTTTTCATCCATTGGATCGGACTCATCCCGGGAAGAACATACGTCCAGGCATCATCGGCGGCCGGATCGTTCTTGGGACCTTCATCGAAGTCGTCGTACTCGCTGTCCTTTGTCGCTGTGATAGAGGCCCAGATTGTCTGTGGCCATGACCTCGAACCACCATAGAGGCACCGCTGCTCATGATATTCCACCGTTCGCGGCCATCCGCGGTAATCGCTCCAGGCCCCCTCGGCCCATATCGAGGTGCCTGTTACCGCGCCGAGCGACTTGCGAATCGAGACATCAACAGTATTTGGATCGGTGTAGCCGGTAATTTCTACAACGCCTTGCCGCGTGAACGGCAGGGAGATCAGCGTGTATGGAAATGATAAGTAATAATCATTGCGGTGGGGCCGATAGCCGACAAGGTCTTTCATCTGAAGGCGATAGAGCGCATCCTCCTCGGTCTCGGTCCCTGTGAAGACCAGACCGGGTTCTGTCTGAGCGCCCTTGGTGTAGGCGTAGACAGTATCCCACGTCACTCCGTTGTTAACCGATCTTTGAATCAGCAGGGTACCTGCCCAGAATCCAACGCATGTGATGGCGTAGTCCTGGTCCTCGTACACGGTTATTGTCGCCGAGTTCTGATCGGATGCTCCACCTGCCTGGACTCGCCATTCCGTAGTTGTGAAAGTGCCTCTTATGGCCGCGCCATCCTCTTGGTGGGAGATTTGCCAGATGGACCCTACATGAAGCGGATCGAAGATGTCGGCGCTGGCGTTAACCGTCGTGCTGGTGGTGCTGGAGTTGACGTCCTGCGCGACGACCTTGAACATCGCATCGGCCGTGCCTGCCGCCCATGTCGAGCCCGAATTGCCAGAGACGCACACTTGGCCGTTTGTGTAGGTCGTTGCCGGGTCCACGTCGAGCCGCCAGCGGATGTAATCGGTTGGTGTCGCATCGACCGCGCGATAGACGATTGCATATTCAGTACTGCCGGTTAGCGCCTGCGGGCTGCTGAATACAAACTCCTTCCACTCACCGCCGATATTGGTCGTTACAGTGTTCCCGTCGACAACTCCGGAGGTCAGGTCCGCACCCGTAGGCAGACTTCCGGAAGTCGCCCGTAGTGACGCCGCGACTTCGCCGGGCAGCGATCCTACTCGCAACAGTTTCAATTTGACGCCTGTTGCCGTATAGGATTTGGATGCCGTAAAGGTCTGGGCGTACCAGTTAGCGCCGTGCAGCAGAACGCTCGCCTCCTCGTTGATCTTGTAATAATCGTGACCGTTGGCATCGCCCGTACTGCCGGCGGTAAGGGTCACGCCTACCTGAGTGTTCTCATCAAGGAACGGCCCGTCCACAAACTTGATCTTCTCGCATCGCCAGTCGGCGTGGTTGGCGCTCGCCCTCCATATCTTGTGCGGAGCGTAGTTCGGATGCACCACCCGGAGATATTCTGCATCCTGGGCGTAGTGCAGATCGAATAAGTCATTGCTGTCCCAAGGGGTTGCGATCTCATAGACAACGCCGTTGGCATCCAGGACCGGCGAGGCGTCTCGGTAGAATCTCGCGTACAGATCGCCAAGTTCGATGGCGTAGGCGTCTTCAGTCGAGTATTCGAAGGGAATCAGGCGGGCCTGATCGTTTGAGTCCTTGACGGTCGAAATCCACTTGAGGCCCGGACGGCGCTGAACAGGCCCCTGTGAGCGGACGATCATATTCTGGAGGGTGCGAGCCGAGGCGTTGTACTTTTGGTAGTCGGTTCTGCCTTCCAAAAGCCCTGATACCTCTCCCGAATTGAACTGGTTGAGGTTCGCCATCTTGTTGACCGTCGCGCCGATAGCGAAGGTGGTGCAGACCACCAGGAGCGGCACCAGGATTTCGAGTCGCTTTCTCATGTCCACTGCCCCAATCTTCTGTCATATAACGAGCGGCCCCTGCCTCCTCTGCGGCGTTCGAGGACTGTCTTTGGCCGGTCTACGTGCTTGTTGCCGTACTGGACGGACCAGCATTCTATCTTGTGGTGGTTCTCGTATTCATCCAGCAGTCGCAGTCTCCGCTCGTAGTCCTTGGAGTCCTGGGCCATCTCTGCGGCGAGCCTCGCAGCAAAGCAGTTCTTGAACACCGAAGGGTAGTATTGCGGCATGTCGCTGACGCCGGCCTGCACGTACCTGGAGTATCGGATGTAGGCACCGTCGCCGTCCTCGTTGCTGAAGTGATTGCTGGCCATCAACCAGGCTGTGCGATTGGTCTTGTAAGCAACACTTTCGTACCATGTCGCCCCGAGGCTGCCGTCAGTATCGTACAACGTCCAGTTCGAGTTGCCGTCGTTGCCCGGAGGCTGGCCGTCGTTGGCGTCGTCAACTGAAGTGTGATTGGTCTGGCATTGATACGCCTGGCCGTCCGATCCGCTTACCACATGAGAGTAGCCGTGAAAAAGCATCGTATCCTGCGGGAAAGTCTTTTCCGGATTGCCCTCGGCTACTTGCGCCCTTAGATGCAAGTAATCGTCCGGCAGTTCGAACAGGTAGTCCCATCCGCCGAACTCCTGGTCGATCTTGACCTCCCGGCCGAGGTCCTCAAACTTGCTGGCGAACTCAGGGTCCACGTCTTCGATTACCTGCTTCAGCACGTCCTCGTAGAGAAAGCACACCAATCGCTTGTCCTTGTTCGAGGCCTCGGAGACCGTGGTATAGTCGGCGAACTCCGTATCGTCTATGGAATCGAACAGCATCCCTGCATTGGAAGTTCTGCCGGCTACCAGGATGGTCAGGGCTTTATTGGCTATCGCTCGTTTTTGTGGATTGTCAGCCATAATGTCACTCCCGTCTGTCTATGTATAGGATGCTCGACTCCGTTCTGTCGATATGCAGAATGCCTGGCCCATATAAGGTGCCCGTGGATAAGGCTGAGTCAAACGCATCAAGCGGGTAATACATGATGTTCCAGATGTAGACAAGGTCACCTGCGGCTGGCGTAAAACTGAATGGATAATCAACGGTGACGTCCCTGCCGACTTGGTACACATCTATCATTCGCGTTTCCCAGTGAGAGTCCCCAGCATCCTGGACGGAAATCATCATACCCTCATACACATCGTTTGCGTCTATGCCCGCCGTGATAGTAAAGTTGTTCGCATCGTTCGGCCCGGCAACTGTCGTGTCCAGCGTATAGAAAATATCGGTTATGGCTTTGATCTCAGTTATGTTCGGATCAAGCCCTCCCACTTCTCCGCCGAACTCGTCCTCCGCAGTGAAGTCAGCAACTTTGTCCTTCCAAGGCACTCGACCGGGATACCACGTAGACCCTGTCCAATATCCATACTCCTGCCAGATAGCCGGGTCCGTATCAGCCGGGGCTCCCCCTGCCTGTTCATGGGTGACGAGATAGTAATACCCCGCCCCAATATTGGTATCCATATCGCCGACGAACATCCAACCGCTCTTGTCCGTGAGTGCGATGTCATAATCTGCCGCCGTCCTCGAACCAGTACCCCACGCTTCGAAGACCTGCCCGGTCACGTACCACACGTCACCGTCGAGTTCCCTGATAACAGTATAGCAGGTAGAGGCGTGGCTGAAAGCCCGGATTTCATCGGCCCCGTTGACCAGAGCGTTGAGCATGAGCATTAAAAGTATCGCACGTTTCATATTGTCATCTATAGAAAACATAGTCCTGTATTGCGCAAGAACTGCCTGCGAGTAACTTTGCCTTGAGCGACCCACATCGCAGGGATCATGGCACTAATGAAAATTACTTGCGGGGTTGTAGCTGGGGGAGCACCTTCATTGAGGTCCATATCCTGCGTATACCCGTCACAATCACGGTTATTATGGCCGGTGTCATAAGTGGCACAGGCATAGAGATAGCGGAAATCGTTTTGCTCTCCGGCCGAACAATCCACGGTAAGCGTGTCCTGGATTGTTCCGGTATGACTGCCGGTACGGATAACGGCGACAAGCTGGCCGGTGTTGTTGGCTCCACCATCATCATCACGGCTGACGGTTACAAAGTAGGGTGTCCCTTCGACGAATGCGGCAAAAATATCAGTGCTAGCACTAGCGCCACCCTCAACAACCCGCAAATACAGGTTTGTATTGTCGTAGTAAAATATATTTTGGAGGTCCTCTGATGCAGAAATCAACGCCTCTTCGTTGTTGATGGCATTGGCAATCATCCACATTACCTGCCGGGGCACGGTAACATCGGCGTTCTCTATCAGCATCTCAAACTGATGTGTGAAGTCGCCGTCGAAGTGATCGACACCGTGATCCTTATACACGTATGAGTTGTCACCGCGAGATAGTGACGTCCATGACACTGTGGACGACGTCACCGTGATGTCGTTGTTTTCATCCACCTCAGTATAGGTTGTAAAATCTTCGTTGGCCATCAGATGTCTATGCTCACATTATATGTTGTGGAATTCTTCAGGTCGTTCTTTTGAATCGCTATTTGTGTGCAGATTTTATGCAGACGCGGCATATAATCAACCTGGTCAAATTCCTTCCAGTCTGCATCTGTAAGCTGAACTTTGAATGGGTATTTATTTTTCAGGAAAGTAAATGCCGTCCTGACAACAGGCCGAAGCGGCAGCGGCACGTCAGGCAATGGTGGGTTATCGTATTGAACCTGAGTGATGGGATTGTGATACCAATAGCTCATCAGGTTATGTACATGCCGCAAGACCTCCATCAGTGCAAACAAATATTCGATTCGCCGTCGCGGACTGTCGCATTCTGTGGGGTAACTGATTGCCATACTATTATCTCCTTTTATGTTTCATATCCTTCAACAGTAACCCTAAAGCACGTCACCGATCCGCTTACTGAGGTAGTATCCCACTGAAGATAATCGCCAGCGTCGAGTGCGGCGTTATTGAATGATGTATCCTCCGTTTCCGTGGTCGTAAATGTCCAATCTGACGTCTCCACACCAACGGCATCGCTGTCGTCGCCGTCTCCGTCAACCTCATAAAGCCTGCCGACTACATTGGTGCCGCCGATACACATTGCCGTTACTTTGCTAATTGTCATGGCCCGTGGAAACTGGATAGCTATATCGTCCATCCCATCGTCTATGTCGTGAATAGCAAAGGCATAGATCACTTTCGGAGTAGTACTCGTCATGCCGGGCACATCTATCTCTCTTGGTATGACGTTCGATTCTACCTGCAAGATTCCCGCTGCATTTCTCGACAGGGTTGTATCAGAGGCATCACCTATATTTACTGCTGTAAATTGCGGGCTGTCGCCCGTACCAAGTCCGAGAGTAGTCTGCATCGTAGCCTGGTCGCCATCATCTGCGTAATCGGAGAAGAACGCTCCCAGCCCCGCTGCGGTTTCCAACTCCCCAGGGGTGTCGATGTCTGTCGTCGTGCCGGTGATAAGGCCAAAGAGACCGGTTGTGTAGCCTGAGACATCGGCTTCGAGTCCTCCTAGTTCATGCGTAAAGAACCCTGCCGCTCCCGCAGTCAAGGCGGATGCTCTGATCGCCATCGTCCCGGCACCAGTTCCAACCAGAATACCACCATCCGCTATGGCTGAAATATCGGCTTCGATGCCGCCAGACTCGTGCTTGAGTTGGCCTGTTGAAGATGTGAATGCAGCTAGTGTCGTGGGGTCGGTCGTTCCGTCACCAATTATGATCGAGCCGTCGCCCGTTACGTCAAGTGTCTGGATGGCGTTCGCTGCATTACCCAGTAAGACAAACCCATCATCAAGCGTTCCTACGCCCGTTCCCCCGTCCGTTACGGCAACATCAGTGCCGGTTGCATAGTACACCGCATTGCCGGAGACCTGCCAAGCTCCCTGCGTAGCATTGATAATGCCATCGCCAAAGGTAATCTGCGGGTCTGTGCCGGCGTTCAGCCCGAAGGTCCAGGCGAATGAGGCGTCGGTGGTATCGTCATTCCACGTCCGTGCGCCGGTCATTTCCGTGGGATCAAACGCTACGCTGACCGTTCCGCTGCCATTGGTAACGTCGATAGCCAACCCTTCGCCGATGGTTCCCAGGGCCCATACATTGCCGGTCGAGTTGCCGATGAACAGTTGGCCGTCAGTCACACCCGAGCTATCAAGTTCGGTGCCGCCCGCCGCCTGGTCGATGTCGTTGTCGGTGTCAACATCGTAAGTGGACTTCGACATATCCCCGCCACCCGCTGCTGTAACAAGGTCGAAATACCCATTGCCAGCGTTCCAGACGTAGCGAACGAGCTTGGCATCGTCACCCGATGCGAAGTCGCCCTCGGAAGCGTCGATGTCCACCACCCTGCGTATCTCATCCTGGTCGTACCAGACAAGACCGCCATCGGCCAGGCCGGTGATTGTTGAATCGTATCGTATCTGCCCGGCCAGGGTCGGGTCTGCATCGGCCCCTGTCAGGATCAGCGAGGTATTAGCTTGGATAGTGCCGTCAAACAGGTAGTTGCTCACGCCGTCGAACGAGGCGGTATCCACAGCATCAATCCCGACCGCGATCTGCATATTGCGTAACTGGTCGCCCGTCCGATACCCATAGACGAACAGTTCGGGCGTCTCATTGTCACCGGCGCTTGTAAAGAGCTTTACCCCGGCCTCTGCCTCGTGCTGTAAGTTCAAGAATGACGGTCCAGTGCCAGAGACGAAGATATACCCCTGTTGACTTTGGGACGTTATTACAACTGATTCTGCATCGTCTTCATCATAGAGTCGCAAAGCGGCGTAACCTGTCCCATTACCGTATATACGCATGTCTCCATTTTGATCTGTTTCAGTTGTGCGGACACGCAACACACCGTCGTCCCATTCCATATAAGCGTCAGTGTCATCATGGTAGAGGCTTATGCGGTCGGTGTTAGTGGCAGAGCCGACCTGAAATTTTTGCGTGGGGTCCACTCCGATGCCCACCTGAGCCCCATCAATCTGGATGTCGTCGCCAGTACCGTCGAAGGTGATCGTTTCTCCCCCTGATATTCCGATCCACGTTCCATCAGTCACGGTCGCACTGGTGGTAATGGTCGGTGTGGTGAGGTTCCAGTTGGTTACTGCCACGCCGTCGTCAATCACTGCGTTTCCGGTAGAGTAGTCGATTTCTCCGTGATCTTCATGTTTGAGGTCTTCCACGTCGATCAGGTCGGTGGCGGTCAGTTCCGTCGAGAAGGACGGAGAGTCTGCCCGCACAGGCGCCCCCGTCCCTGTCGCGGTTGTCCAGATCGGCAGAGCCGCAGCCCCGCCCCCCACAAGCATTTCGTCGGTGCCGCCCGCCGCAAGGGTCTGGTGAGCCCCTGTGGCGGTCGTTCCCGCTGCTATGAGACCATAAGCCGTAGTTGAAGTAGACCGACCTGTGCCACCATGCTCAACTCCGACGTCGGTGGCCTCCCACGTCCCAGTTCCAACAGTGCCCAGAATAGTAATTGCCGTCGAGGAACCAACGTCGAGAACTACCGGGTCGGTAGTACCATCACCGATGATTATTCCGCCATCAGTCGTGACGTCAAGGGCTTGTATTGCTCCGGTGGCGTTGCCGAGCAATACGAAACCATCGGACAAAGACGCCGCTCCAGTGCCGCCATAGGTTACTTCTACCGTGCCGGTGTCGAAAAAGCCAGATGCCGAGTCTCCCGCGAGTGCATCGCCGTCCGAAGCTCCCTTTGCCATGTAGACTGTCCCGGCCGCTCCGTCGCCAATGAGCAGGTTATCAACGTCGGTCCTCCATAGTGCCTCACCCTCGGTCGTTGGTGTGCCGGTAGAATCAATTTCCCAGGGAACGGTACTGTCGGCCCCTCCTGCGTCGAGAGTATCGCCTGCTCCGGCAGTCAAGGCGGATACATCACCTGTATCGTCGGTCCAGACGTCGGTTATATCACCGGAAGCAGCCCCAGGAGCCTGAAGGTCGAAGTATGCCGCCCCAGCATTCCAGTTGAAAGTCACAACATGCCCGTCATCGCCGCTCTCGAAGACTCCCTCAGAAGCGTCGATGTCAACTATCGTGCGAATTTCATCATCGTCATACCACACCAAAGCTCCGTCATCGAGGCCGGTAATGCCGTTATCATACTTCAATTCGCCCGCGCCGGTCGGGGAAGCGTCCTCATCGGTCAGAGTTATCGCCTTGCTGTAGAGCATTGTGTCAAACCAGCCTTCGGCAAACGAAGCGCCGGAACTGCCGATGTCAAAGGTATTGTCATTGCCCGTTGGCAGGATGTCCGAGTCTACCGGGTCGCTCCAGGCATCGCCGCCTGCGGCTCCAGCGTCAGTCTCCCATTGGATAGTCCCTGTGGTCGAGTCATATTTCGGTATTTCGTCATCGCCCGGAGTGTCGATTGTGCCGACAATGTAGGTCAGTTGCACGCCTGAATGAAGTTCGAGAATCCCCTGGCCGGTGGTCCCGCTCAAGAGGTCGGTGTCAAGAGCTACCTCACCGGCGAGGTTTGGGAGTGTCGGTGTTGCCGAGTTCGGTAGCTCGAAGTTTGTAGCCCCCCCGAAATTCCAATCACCCGTGATCGTGACGTTGTTGTCGGCGTCGATCAGGACATTGCCACTGCCGTCGGTTTCGATGTCTCCCCAATCGGTCGAGTGGGTAAAGTGTGCATTGGTAAGCAGGTCTGTAGCGGTAACAGCCGTGGTGAAAGTCGGCGAATCCATAGTTGCACTATTGGCTCGCACAAAGCCACCGCCCGTTCCTGTTTCATCTGACAGTGCAGTAGCGAGGTTTGCAGATGAAAAGTCGTCAGTAGCTACAACCATAATGTCGATGCTTCCGAGAGCTGTTTCCAACTCGCCTTCGGAGTCTATATCGGTTACGGCCCCCGTAGCCACCCCCACTAACCCATCGGTGAACGCTGAGACATCTGTGCCTAGCCCGCCGTCGCCTACTGGAACGTCTGTCCCACCAGCCCGGTAGATATAGCCCGATCCGATAGTAACAGCGGTGGGAATGTCTGTGCCCCACGAAGGCAAGGCCGCTGCCCCACCGCCTACGAGTATCTGGGTAGTCAAACCGGCTGCAAGCGTCTGATGTGCTCCCGTCGCCGTCGTGCCAGCCGCTATCAGGCCGTAGGCTGTAGTCGAAGTCGAGCGGCCAGTGCCGCCATGTTCTACACCCACATCAGTAGCTTCCCACGTTCCAGTACCGACAGTTCCCAGAATGGTAATTGCCGTCGAGGAACCTACGTCGAGAACTACTGGGTCGGTCGTGCCGTCGCCTATGATGATCCCGCCATCGGTCGTGACATCGAGGGCCTGAATGGCGCCAGTGGCGTTGCCTAGAAGGACGAACCCATCTGAGAGGGATGTGGCCCCCGTACCCCCTTGATCGACGGCTATGGTCGTACCCTGCCACGTTCCCGAGGCTATCGTGCCCAAGGTCGTAATGTTGGTGGACCCGGCCCAGGAGATCAGAAATTCCTCGCGCGGTATCTTGTAGCTTGCAGGCGTACCATTGGCGTCGTCCACCACGTAGATAAGATCATCGTTGTCCGCCTGGGCCAGTTGACTCAGGGCCGTCAGTTTCGCGTCAGCCGCTTGCAAGGCGGCCGGGAGAATCAAGACCAGCAATAGGGCGAGCTTTTTCATTATCAATTCTCCAGTATGATTTTGGACGTCCCGTCTTCCTGAAGCAGGAAGCTAGTGCCGTCTTCCTGCAACAAATGGTTTGCTCCGGGCGTCCATGTGGCTATGGCTACCCGGTGCCATTGATTGTCGCCGTAGGCCACGTAGAGGTAATTGCCTCCGGAATCTGCCCACAGGTCGCCCTCCTCTCCTGCACTCGTCGGGCTGTTCACTATCGTCGCCGACCAGCCGGCGGCCTCAAGAGTATCTCTGGCGGTCTCGGCGTCGGCGTCGTCCAGGACTGTGCGCATAAAGGGCGTGATGTACGGCAGGATCGCAGAACCCGCACCCATTGTGAGTGGCAGGGCCATGATCGCTGCGATGACAAGCATCTTCAGCGGCCCTTCACGCATGGTCTATTCCTCCATACCGAGGACAATATCAACTTCCAGGCCAGACGCGCCGGGATCGCCCGAAGGCGTGACCTTGAGAGTACAGCCCGGCCCGATGACAAATTCGTGGAAGTCTTCGGTGTCTTTGGTTGCGTGGTAGACCGTTACGGCATTCTCGGGGATTAGGGATTTATCATACAACTGCCCGGCATTTTCGTCGCTGATCGTTACCTGCACTGTCCTGTTGCCGGTGTTGTCGTTCACCTTGACACTGATCTGCGACACCTGGCCCCGGTCAAAGAGATTGACGGTCTGCGCGGCAGTCTCAGTATCGGCCCACGTCAATTGTGGTATTGTGACTAGCTTGAACATTGCTTATTCCTTCATTCCAAGAATGATGTCGACAATGCCAGTGCTCACGCCCGGAGCGCCGGAGGGTTCAAGGGTGTAGGTGCAACCAGGGGCGACGATGAACTCGTGGAAGTCTTCAGAATCCTTCGTGGCATGGTAGACGGTCGTTGTTGCGTCAACGATCCCCGACTGAGTGTAGAGGACCCCGCCGAGCGGGTCGTAGATGATCAACTCATACGTGATCGCATTGGTGGCATTATTGCCCTTGAAGGATATTTGCGAGACCTGGCCACGGTCGTTCAGTTTGCGGGTCACGAGGGCAGTTTCCGCCGCACCCCACGTCTCCTGCGGTAACGCTATTTGTTTGAACATCGTGTGCCTTTCTGAAAAAAGGGCGCGGGACACCAGAAGACCACAACTGCCCCGGCCCTATTTCGTGGAACCAGCCTTACCGCTCGCTGGATTCGTACTCGATAACAAACTTATGCACGTCGAGCGTCCCGGAATTGGCAAGGGCCGACGCGCTTTCGTCCACAGTCACCATGATTATCACTAGGTCGTCAACGGCAATGTCTTCAACCTCGATGTTGTACTGCGTGATGTGGAGTTTGCCGTTATCGGTGTTGCCGGCGGCAATTACTGTCGTCTGGTCGGCCAGTGCGGTGCCTGCTGCATCCAGCGCCTCGCCGGCTGCGCAGGCTTGCACAGTGAAGTCGAATTGCGCCTCGTCCGCTGCATCTTCGGCGGTGGAAAACGAGTACCAAACGTTGAGTCTCGCCGAGTCGGCCACATAGCCATCCGGCACGGTCCAGTTGAGGAAGGCGATGTCGTCGCCTGTGCTGCCTCCATCGGCGTCGAAAGCCAGGGCCGAGATATTCGCCTGTCCGTCCGTCCCGATGGCTGTCAGTGTAGGCGGTGCTGTGCCGTCAAGCTCAACCGCAGCGGGGTAGTAATCAATCATAATCGTCTTGCTGGCTTCGAGTTCTGTCTCGACCTCGTTGATGAAGTTGTAGAGCGGGTCGTTGTATGTCCCCGAGCCGATATAGCCCCGGTTGGCGTTGTAGTGCGTCAAGCCGTAACTTATGGTCGCGCTCCGGGCCAGCGGGAGCAAAGACATGATCATCAGCAGCAAGGTCAGACTTACCGCCAGTACGATACATATCATCCGTTTCATAACTGCATCTCCTAAAAGAGGTTGCACGTTCTATGCCGGGGGAACCACAAAGATGGCGCCCCCGGCACTCATGTCCTAGCTAGGCAATTGTGTAGCCGTCCGGCGCCTTCTGTACTTTGAGAGGCGACAGCGGTTCGAGGCCTGCCCAACAATCAAGTTTGCCGGTCGCCCCTGCTTCGGAGACGGGTTCCCAGAACGCACCCAGGTATTTCTTGAGGTTGAAGATGTGCCTGGAGGCACTGAAGACGGCACCTGCGGCCAGTTCGGCCACCAGGATCGGCACACTCGTACTGCCGAGCGAGATTACACACTGGTTGCCCGATGCGAAGGTCGCCGAGTCGCTGGTGATCAGACTGATCATCACACCGCTGTCGGTTCCGGTGAAGCCCGTGCCGACCTTGATGTTGAAGTAGAGCATCGCCGGCAGCATCTCGTCGGTAACGCCATTCTCCTCAAGGTCGATCAGGTTGCCGTTGGTGTGGGATTTTTCGGCGGTGGTAAGGGCTTGATCATCCCAAAATTCCCACCTGGAATCTATCATACTCATCGTTAACTCCTTATGCTTGAGTTTCGTATGAACTTGTCACATTACGTCACATCAGGATCACGTCACGACTGTCTCGCTGGTGCTGATCGAGTCGCACCGCATGACCGGGGCGTAGCCGCCGAACATCACGACCTCTTCGCCCGAAAGGGCGTTGGTCACGGAGAAGTTGACGTTGGCCTTGTCCTTGGCCCTGATCTGCATCTGGGCCTTGACCTCCTTGGTGCAGAGGATGTAGGTCGTGCGGGGATTGAACCGGCCGTAGTTCAGCATCTCGATCAGTTTGTTCTCGTCGAAGGTGTTGCTGCCGCCGACTGTCGGGTTGATGTTCGCGTACCGGCCGATTGCCAGCATGTCCCTGACCACCCATCCGACCCACCACTTGAACTGCGTGCAGTAGGCGAGGTAGTCCAGGCTGTTTGAGTCAGTGACCCATTTCTTACCGTTGCCGCCGGTCGGGTTGGTGTTGATCGACAGGCCTTGCGGGCCGCGATTCGTGGCGCCAGAAGGGTAGATCATGAACGTAGTCGAGGGCGACATATCGACCACATAGATGCTGGTGCCTCCGCTGTTGCCGCCATCGAAGACCATCGTATTGGACAGGCTGTTGAGGTAGCCCTGGAGGCCGTCGATCTGCTCGGGCGTCCCTGACGTTGTCCCGGAGATCAGGGCGTCCATGACCTGCTGCTGCATACCCTCGACAAACGCCATGTCCTCCTGCCGGCGAGTGCCTGCGGGGTCCTCGGAGGTGTCGATCAGGTCCTCATCGACTTCTGAAAGAGCCTCAAGCAGGGCGACCGGGAAGGTCTGGGTCTGCGTGGTGCTCGCCTTCTTGGCGGTACCCTGGTAGAACTTCCTCCAGGTTCCACTCGGCACCGAGGTTCGGCGAGTGACAAAGTGACTGTACCTGCGGTTCGCCTGAACGGCGGGGATGAACTTGAAGACGGGATTGACCTCGTTCATCGCCTCGAAGATTTCTACGAGGCCGCCCTTGGGGTCCGTGCGCTTGGCTATCTCGCCATAGCTCAGTTGAGATGCTACATTGATTTCCGCCATCGCGGTTTCTCCTAAAAAATGGTTGTCATTACAACAACGGAGAAAAGGTAGCCGCGATGTGCGGGCTTTGCTCCTGACACTCAGGGCGTGCTAGGCCCCGGCTTACCTGAAGCCGTAAGTCTCAGGCCCTCGTGAGAGGGGTGGCTGAATTGTCCGCTCTACGCAAGCGGTTGATTAACTCCCAAACATTCTTCGGCGGTCGCCTGAAGAGGGCAGTTGGATTCGCCGCCGTTTCCTCTTCGGCTTGACCAGACCGGGTGTTATGATCTTAGGTGCGTCATCTTTCTTGCCTGTCCACATCGACCATGACTTTGCTTCTTCATCATACGTGATGTTGATCTTACTCTCGGAATCGTACTCGTCAAGCGCTTTTTCTGAAATTGTTATGCCGTTCAACAGACCTACCAGCATGTGCATCAGCGAGTGCATCTGATGAGGGGTCGGCAGTTTCTGTGGCTGCGGAGGGTTGACGCCACCGTCGTCACCTGCTGGTTGTGGTTGTGTGTCTTCCATGCTCATGATTTAGACCCCTATTTCTTCTTCATTTCCGGATAGTCCAGCGCTCCTGGAGCAATCCGACTGGCGCCCTGGCCGGCAGGAGCACCACCGCCGCCACGAGCCAGCCTGGCCGGTTCCTCCAGCGCCCGCACCAACGGTAGTTCGATAATGCGGTCCTCGTGGAGGATGCGGGCCTGGAACGCCTCCCATACATCCTTGTCGGGCTGGCCGTCTTCCCCGAGGCAGCAGGTCTGGAGGTACTCTTTGATCCACCCGTGCCTGAGCTTGGCGTCGGCCTCGCTGCCCTTCTCCTTGACGTACTGGTCGTAGTTCTTGTCTGTCATGTCCTTGATCATGCCGTTACGCTTGTCGACCATCCTGCCGACATATCCCTTGTAGAGGTCCAGTACGCCCTGGGCCTGCGCCTCGGTCCAACCCTCTTTGTGAGCCATCTGGCGGAACTCGGACATGGTCTCATCGTCAACGGCGACATCATCACCGAGGGTTAAGTTGTATTTGTCCGGACTCTCGGGAACGCCTCGAAGAGTGTTGAGGCCCTTCTGGAAATCGGCGGCCTGCTCCTCGGTGAGCTTTGAGAGGTCCTTGGGCAGCTTGTAAGGTTCGCCCACCTTGCGTACCGCTTCGTGGGCGCCCTTCCATGCCTCCTCGGCGCTGGTGTATTTCGCGAATGCCTTGGCCGCATCCGGATTGTCGGCGAAGAATGGGTGGTCTGCCTGCCAGCCAGTATCGCCGCCTTCGACTCCTTCACCACCCCCACCGCCCTCACCGCCACCTTCGGTGTGGAATACTCTGATACCCGATCCGTATAGCCAGTGCTTCAACATGCTCGTTTACTCCTTTTCTTTGCCACCTTCTTCTTGTGCGTGGTCTTCTTGGTTTTCTTGCGAATCTTCTTCTTGAACCGGGCGATGATCTGCTCGGCAATACAATGCTGCTCGGGCGATAAACCCATACGAATCTTGACCGACCGACCGCCATCCACCGAGACGATGTAGGGATTCACCTCCGGGTGCTCGAAGGTCAGTTGGTCGTAGGGCACTTCATCATCAAGGTCCTGCAATCTGGGCAGGGTGTTGATGACTATCGGGCCGGGCACATGGGCCTCGCGGGCTTCCTGGTTTTCCTGCTCGCGGACCTGATCAAGCTCATCGACATACACCCACTGATCGCCGCGCTTGATCTTGACTCTGGTTGGTCTGGCCACTGTGGTCTTCCTTTCATGTCTCCTAAAAACCGTAGTTCTTCAGGATGTCCTTTGCCTTTTCGATTGCGCTCGGCTTGAGGCCTGTCCTGATGCGACCCAACTCGGTAATATACGGGGCGAGTTGCTTGTGCTTGGCCGGCCAGTCCGCCGCCAGCTTCTGCTCCGGAGTGAGGTCTGCCGTCTCTTTTTTCGGTGCTGCCTTCTTCTTTGCCATGTCTCTATCCTTCCTGTGCGCGAATACGTTTTGCTGCCGTGATTACTCCTTGAGCTACACACTCAAGCAGAATGCCTTTATCCGGGCATAGCTCGTGCATCTTCCGGCACATCGCCCGGCCCAACGCCGACCTGTCGCCGCTGTCATCCGGATTGAAAATCAACTCCAGTTCCTCAATCAATGCCTTGCGGTGCCGCTGGTACATTTCCAGCCGCTCATTGAACGTCATGTGCAATCTGTCGTTGTGCAGTGGTGCCGGATGATTCGTGGTCACGCTGCGTCTCCCGTAAGTGCCTTGAGCGGACTGCCCTGCTCAGTTGTGCCCTGGAGGTTCTTGATCGCCTGGGCCATCTTCGGGGCGTTCTGAGCCACCTCGGCCTGGATGGCCCGCTGCCTGATACCTTCGACCAGTTCGGCGTACTCATCGGCCGATCTCAAGTCGCCCTGCGGGAAGTTGCCGGCCTCCATTACCCGTTCGAGCGCCTCGGGCCATTTGATCTTGTGCATCGCCTCGGGGCTGAACCCCGCGACGGCCTCGGCCACGCCGAGGTTGCGGTAGAAGTTCAGGACGGTCCTGTCCCTGATCTGAGCCATGCTCAGGGGGCCGACGAACTCCACGTCAAGACCGCCTTCGGAGAACTCCTTGACGATGTCCGGAGGCTCGGGCAGTGCGCCCCACGGATAGGCGGGCTCGCGGTCCATCTCGGCGTCTAAGAGTCCGGTGTGCGTATCCCCTAGGACCTGCGTCTCGTAGGTCTCGACCTGCGGCGCGAGTTGGCCCTGCTTCTCGGCCTCGGCCCGCATCAGTCCGTATGCTGTTTCGGGCTGGTTCTTGGTCAGGATCATCTGACTGATCTGCATGAACAGATCGACGTGGAACCACCTGTTGATATTGCCTATCAGGCGGTCGCCGAAGTCCACCCCGACGTCGTAACCGCTCGCGCGCTGGAGGAACTGCGGCGGCATTTCGTATTCCTTGGTGTTGCGGGCGTAATTCTCGCCGCCTGGAGTCAGGTCGAGGATGCTTTGCATTGTCCTCATTGCCCAGGTGGGTGGGCGCAGTGACACTTCGGCCTCGCCGAATACCGCTTCGAAGTGGGCGTTGGCGCCCCTGGTATCATAGATCGCAAAGTGGGCCATCGTCCTGCTGTAGACTTCATGCCAGTTGCGATGATAATGCCAACTTGAGAACGGACGCTGAAAATACCCGGGTCCCTTATTTTTCGGTTCGAGTATTTTTTGCTCGTTCTGCGTCGCCGAGGTGCAGACGAAGTGCTCCATCCACGGGCGGGTCAATGCAACATCCTCGGGCAGGTCGCTGTAGATCGGATCGCCTGCACCGTAGATTGCCTGAATGTACTCGGTTTCGTCGTAATGCCTGCCGTTTTGCAGTTGAATCTTAACGCACATCGGCAGGTTGTCCTCGCCGAAGAACTCCGCGGCCTGGAGGGCGTTCCATTTCCACTTCACATGAAGGACGTTGTCCTGGCCGAATATGTCCTTGTCCAGCCACCTCGCCTGATACGGCGGGACTTTCATGATATAGCGGTCCAGCAACGGATCGTATTCCCGCAGCATCACGGGCGAGCCTACACTGCCGCCGTCTCGAAGGAACTCGGGCGAGACGTCGTAGTAGTTGCTGCGCCTGTATATGGCCGTCATGTGGTCGTTGAGGTCCTGGAGGTAGTGGTTGACATCGTCCATGCCCTGGAACGTGATGCCCGTAGACTGCGGAGGCTCGATCATCCGCTGCCTGAACCAGATGTCCCGCCTGCTCATCATGTTGCCCATGAAGCCGCGCTGCCATATCAACAGAGCGTGTGGGGCCGAACCCTCTACAATGTCGGGGTGATCGAACCCGCCCTCGCTCTGCTGGCCCACCTTGCCTGATATGAGGTCGGGCCGGTAAAGCTCGGCGATCTCATCTGCCGCGGCATCGTAGGGCTCGCGCTTGCGCTCCAGTTGACCCTGACGGTCGATGATCCTCTTGTACAGACTTTGCTGTTTGTAGGCTGTCATACTCAGTTCTCCCGTTGCGGTCCCTGACTACCAATCTTCCTGCGGAAACGATCCGGATTCATACGGGCACTTCCAGTGCGGCAGGGCAAGCTCATGCTTGATTTCGTGCTCACTGCCCGCCAGGTTCTTTGCCAGGCCGGCTAATCTCTGGCACTCCGGACACGTCACGTCCTGGGGACTCTGGCTTGTCCGACTTTCGATCTCCGGGCTGTGGAACCTCTGGTCGTGTATCATTGGGGTCTCCTGTCAACGCCTTGAGTTCCTTGTCCATAGCGAGCATTTCCTGGGCCATGCGTCTGATGCCCTGATCGTGCCGGTTGACCGCCGTTATCAACTGACGCACGTTGAAGGCCAGCAGCGACTCACCTTGGTAGCCGTAGGCTTCAATCCATGCTTGGTCGGGTTTGGCCAGTTGGTCCTGCCAATATTTCTTCTGCGGCGATGCGGCGCCTGCACACAGTAGCACGGCAATCATCACACAGTTGCCGAGCACAAGCCCTATCTCGAATCCGTACTTTCTCATTTGTGGTCTCCTTCTGGCTCAAATTCTCCACACCATTTCCATCCCCCCACTAGGGGCCACACGGCCCGGAGATTTTCCCAACACATAGGGTATTGCTGCTTGCTAATGTCGCACTCGTTTGCCGTAAACAGCATACCTTCGACAAGCCTGGGAGCATATCGGCAGCAAAGCCCCTCTGTGCCGCAATCGGGATGGTCCTCATTAACCAGGCCGAACTCTTCCCACCATTTACAGTTTTCGCATCGAATCTCCAACTTATGACTCCTAATGTTTCTTTCTTCTGACTCTTCGCCCGCCTGTCTTGCGGGTGTAGACTTTACCTGACTTCGGGCACCTGTAGCCGCCCTTGACTTTTACCCGTGGCATGACTGCCTCCTTTCTACAGTCCCAATCGGCCCGCCATGCCAAGGCGCAGGTCGTCGTCGCCGAACGTCTGTGCTGCGGGTCGGTACTTCTTGACCTGCCGAGCCCCACCCTTCTGTTCTCCGGCGGTCTTGGTTACTGTGGTGTGAACGGGCGCCGGGTCTCTCGGTTTCTTGCTCTTGGTTGCGCCATATGCGGATACTGCCATAATGCCTATCTCTGCGATTGTAAACGGGTCCATCCCCATGTGATCACCTGCGCTTTCTGCCTGGGCGCCATTTACCATAAGCGCCTCTACCTTTGCGTCTCTCTTCCGGCGCCCCGATTTCGCTGTACAGTGGCTGTGGCCTCAGTCTTTTCAACGCCCAAATCCCATTTACATAGGCATCGCCCTCGTCCGGACTATAACCTAATCGGTCGACAATGTCTTCTTTTTTCTCGATTAAAATCTTCCCATTCCTGAAGGTGTACTGAGGAGCACAGAGTTGACGTCTGAGTTCGGTTCCCAGCCTTCGGACGCCCAGGTTGCCGGCGGCGAAGTCCTGGGCACACTCCCACCACGCCTCGGCTC